TTTAACAACAAAAACGACCCCACAATATACTAAATTATGAGGTACTAAAAATGGAAAGTAATATGAAAACTAACCCGACAATCTTAGGTTTTTACGCTCAGACTGTGTTACTTTTAAGTGAAAAAAGATGTCGTAATCTTCGCCAATATCAAGCTCCTTTCTTAATTTATCTTTGTGATGTCTTATGTCGGCTTCATTGTTTACGGTTGCCGGGTAATCTTCTTTGTCGGATTTGCCCCCGTTTACGATTTCATAGTGTGTTATTTCTGGCATAGTTTTTATTTAGGATCGTATTCTACATGAATATGTGTTGAATGCACCACCACATCATAATCTTTGCCCAATACACCCCTTAATCGTATAGCTAATTTGTTGAGCATAAACATATCAATTTTGCCATCTTTGATAAAATAGAAAGTTCTAAAGTCTAAGGCTCTGCCAAAAGGGTGAAGGCTACCTAGACTGTGTATAAATTCATTGCCTTTAAAACATTCTGTACCGGCTGTTATAATAGCTTCATGTCCATAGGCTTTCCAGATAGCATCGACATTAGTGAGTACTTTACGCATTTCAATAGCAAGCCCTATTAGACTTACTGAAGCATCTTTACGTTTCATTACTTCTTTTTAGGAAGGTTATCGAAAATAGCATCTACTATCCCATAAATATCATTATGATATTCTTTAGGAATCTTGTTTTTTAACCGTTCGATAATTTGATTGTCTGCAATTCTTATAGCCGGACCGTCAAAAGTTTCCATCCATCCGTCAAATTCGCAAATATCATCAAGTTGTTTCTCCTGTTTTGGTGTCATTACACCCTTACGTTCTTCTGCCATAGCTTTAAATTTTTAGTGAATTGTAAAAGTAAACTATTTTTTTAATATATCATCTCTTTTTTTAAAAAACTTTGTCACCTTTTTTCTTAGTTAATAATTTTTTAGTTTCACTTTGTAAGTCTTTATTTTCGGTTGTTAATTTATTCCCACCAGAAACTAAAAATGCTAAAGTAGAACTGTATCCGATTAATGAAACACCCCATGCGGGTAATCCTAAAGGAGTAAATGAAAGTATGCCAAGTCCTATTCCTAGCCCTAAAGCAATGTTTGTAGTAATCTTATTTCTTTTTTACTTTTAGATTTCCAGCGTCTAATAATTAATGATATTATTTCCAGTGTTTTATTCATCACCATATTTTTTGTGTTGTTTTGAAATCGTGTTCTATTACATAAGTGCCTCCGATATACGGATGTTGTAAAGTCTTTATCCCTTTTGGTTTTTCATCTTTTACAATATTTATTAATAATAAAATCATACAACAACTTAGCGAAATAACCTATCGTAGCACCTATAAAGGCTAGTATGACAGTGTTAATTATTGCCTCCAAAGATGGAAATGTCATTGATAGCATTGTGCCATTGAGTGTATCAAACCCCTCTGATGACAAGCTGCCAATCGCTCCACCTGACATTGTCCAAACTGTATTTTTCATATCGCTAATATTAATTTGTTCTCTTGAGTACTTATAATTTTTATTTTAATAAATCTTTATATTCCTGTGTCAACTCAAAGCCCTCTGCTTTTACCACTTTTTCAATATCAGTAGCCTTTAAATCAAACCAAAATTCTTTGTATTGATAGAAAGTAATATCTTCTTTTACTGCTTCTTTTATATCGAAGCGAATTAGTATGCCTCCTTGTGTGTATTCAACTAATAAAGGGCTTCTAGTACTTTCGCTGTTTCTTAATTTGTATGCCATGATTGTTTATGTTAGTGAGTAGTATTTATTTATTTTTCGTATGGTTGTTAAAAATGGTATTTCATCTTTGTATTTTTTAATTTGATCAATCAGCACATGGCTTCCGGTAAATATTACATGCTTTTTATCGTTTTTACTTATTTGTAGTGTTAAATAATCGCCATCTTTTAATTTGCTTTCTTTTTTATTCGCATTCAGCGAAAAAACGCCAGCTTTGCCACTGTTATTCGCATTACTGCCGACTAGAACGACCTGCCAATCTAAATGTAACAACCCTAATTTCATTTTATCTTTTCTTATTTATACTCAATCTAAATTAATAGCATAACCGAGCGCCAAAAGTCGTAGTCGCACTCGACCAAGCGTCAAGCGCAAAACACGAGGAACACGCCAGCCTGAGAACCGTAATACGCAGAACCAGAAACCCAAAACCACCCGAAAATAATTTCTATCACCTGCACCTGTTGAGGCATATTGATAATAATAATCGCATATCTCTTCTGTTGCAGTTCCTCCTCCTGCACTAGGAATAAATCCTGTAACGTTTACGATATTGCCTATATAATCAGAAGCAGCCCCAATATAAGGTGCATCGCATAAGTGCTGCATATTAGTACTAACCTGGTCGGCAAAATATGTGGAATTATTAGTTACATATACAGGTTGTGCGGCTGCTGAGCCTGTCCAAGTGCCATCCCATGTAATACCATCAACCATTTTCCATACATTGCCAAATAGGTTTTCAATACCACGGTATGTCATGTAATCGGTTGCATAATTAACACCACCATTGCTTACAGAGTTAGTGCCGTTGCCGTCTCCTATACTTAAACCTGTTAATCCTATATAGCTGTCGGCAGTCCATCCGCCGCCACTTAATGCAGTACGTCCGCCTCCTATCATTGTTTGTGAATTAAAATCAGCATATTCAACTAAATATAAAAGTTGTACAGCACTATGTAGGTAATAATCTAACTGCCTAAATCCTGTACCTCTTTCGGCTGCCATTGCTCGATATTCGGTACGAGTTTCGTTTGTTTTAGCCCATTGCCCGGCTACGCTACACATTTTATCTCCACTTGCATATATACTGCTAGGTATGCTTGCTTTTGCACACATCGTACCTGTGCTTGCATCGTACATGCCGCCCTCAAATGCGCTCATATATCTATAGTCAACTTGCTGTCCATCTTTCCAAAAAGCTGGGTGTAATTCATAACCGGGTAGGTCGTATTTTGAGATATACCAGCTATTTGTTGTTGATACTAACGTGTGATTAAAATAGAATTTAGGCGTTTCAACCATCACTTGACCATCAGCACCGCCGAAATTTGCTGTACCTATATCATAAAGTTCACCTGAAACGAAAATATCACGTTCGAGAGATAGTGTGTTAAGATCGTCAACGGCTGTTATAATGCTATAAGTGTCATCTGTTGAGTTGTACACAAATTGCCCTGCTGCTATTCCATCGGTAACAAAGTCTGCTCCACTATCCACTAATTTATTAGCAGTAGTTGCATCGGTTGTGTCGGAAATTGTTACAGTTGTGCCATCTTTCATAATGGGGTTGGTGGCATCAATGTAATAATTAACTGTGCCATCATCTGCCAATAAGCAGCGTTTCATGTCGCTTTGAATTGGTAAATAATCATCGCCTGCGCTTACGCTTGTTGCTATGCCTACAAGTGAGCCGAGCCGTGTATATTCGTCATTTGCTGAATTCCATGTTACTCCTTGTGAGAGTTGAAGTTCGATTATTGCGGCTGTGTTGGTGTTTACATCGGTGCGTAATGCTGTAACTGAATCGTTTGTGTAATTATAAACAGCATCTGCATCGACTAAACTATCTGAGCCGGTTTTAAAGATTTGTTCCGCTTGTTACTATCGTAGCCGCTCCACCAATTGTTAATAGTCCATCGCTTGCTATTGTACTGGCTGTGAAATCTCCGTCAACATCAACGCCTCCGCTAAAATCTGTAAATACTAATTGGTCGCTCGTATTAATTGCCACATTTCCTAAATCGTTATCGCTTGCAATAAAATTAATTTGTCCGCTTATATTTGCTACATCGTTTCCCAATGTCATTGTATTTTGAACATCTAAAGTTCCAACGGTTGTTAATGCCCCTGCAATAGTTACATCGTCAGGTAATCCGATAGTAATAGTCTGCGAGCCTGCCGAAGTGTTAACCTCGTTTGCTGTTCCCGCAAGTGTAAAAGTCTGCGAATCTAAATCAACCGCTCCCGTTCCTGCATCACCCGCAAAGTCTAAATCCTGTGCCGTTACCAAAGCATCCACATATGTTTTATTTGTTAAATGGTCGCCCGCTGTTGGTGTTGGATTTGAACTTACATAATCGTCAAATACATATCCTGCCGACTGTGTATTAGTCCAATTCCATGTCGCCAATGTCGGGTCTGCATTTGGTGTTAATGTAACTGTTAATGTTTCATCTGTATCACCACCTGCATCGCTATCGGCATCAGCCCACATATTAAAACTTGGTTGCAGATCATCAATACCTGTAGCACCCATGTTTAAATTACCACCTGTTGTTATTGATACAGGAGCCGTTGTTTCTCCTAATGGATAAAACCATAATCCTACATCAGCATCAAAAAATAATGTTCTTAGTAATGCGCCTGCAACTTGTTGGTAAATTGAAAAATCTATGTCCTCTGATCCACTTCCTACATCTGTTGCATTTACATTTATTGTTGCATTTATATCTAAGTCAGTTGCGTTTAAATCTTTAAGATTTATTATTGGTGTTGCGTTCTGAAATATTGGATTTGCCATCCATGTTTTGACACCGTAGGCGTTCTGTGCTGTTAAGGTGTTTACAAAAATAACTCGTATCTCTACCCATAAAGGTTTCGGCATCTACCAAAGGTCTGTTTTGTGCCAATACCCAAAAAGGCATCAGTATTGCTAATATTATTATTAATTTTTTCATATCTTTTTTATTTATTTGGGTTTGTAATTAGCCTCTCATTTATGTCAATCGTTCCACCGCTTGCAGTCGTTTCGGTATATATGATTTTTATATTGTCATAAACCGTATATTTATCATCAAATGTGATTGTAGTATCTGATGTAATAACCGCACTCGCCATGTTAGGATATGGAGCATAATTACTTCCTAAATCCATACTTTGCCAAACTGCTAAAACTCCATCAACTGTGTCAGCCGATGCAGAAAATACAAATTGTACTCCCCACTTTGCCGAGTTTTGTGGGTTTCTTAAATCAATTACCCATTCCGAAGTACCGTTTGAAATATCGTATTGTGGAATAGTCCTCAATATCATATTATCCTGTACTAAAAGTTCCCCTGCGCTGCAAGACCTATGCTTGACGAAAAATTGACTAAAATTAAAATTATTTTTTCATTGTTTTATAAATTTACCATGTTGAAATTGCTACTCTTTTCCACTCGTTTGTCCCTACACAAACATATATATATTTTTGTCCGAATCTTATTTCTCCCCTTGTTCCCGCACCAGTTGAAAATAGAATACCTATCTGCAAATCGGATAACTTATATGCCTTTGCTATTTATTGTGTCCGATACTTTTGTGTTTCCGTTTACCTCCAAAATTGCTGACGGGGTTGCAGTTCCAATTCCCACCGAATTGGTTAATGTTCGGGGATAAATATAGTTTCCTAAAGTGGTGAATGGAGTATTATTAATTTCTGTTCTTAATTCTATTATCGAATCAGTTACATTTATGTCTTTTATAGTTAAATCTGTCCCGTCCCATCGTATCTCCGCTGTGTCAGTTCCCGTTATAAATAAATATTTAACTATCCCGTCCGTTTTTGTGGTCTGAATAATTCGCTGAACGGTGTCGCCTGGCCGACTATCCCGCATTGTATAAGTTTGTGAAAAACTAATAAAAGAAAATAGCAAAAATAATATTGTGATTATACGTTTCATATTTTAGTCATATTTTTAGACATCCCAGCTAGTTCCAGTATTTGTCCATGTTCCACTAATTTTTTCCTGTAAATAAATTGTATCTCCGCTCAAATAAACTCTTGCCGAGCCTGACCCTGTCGGATTCTCTGGGTCTGCATTTACCACCTCGCCAGTTAATCGCTCAACTAAAAACCCGCCCACTATTCGGGGGCTAAAGCATCCGAGCGGTTGTACTCTGTTAAATCCTGTTGAACACAATAATTAATCGCCACACTCATTAACTCGTTGGCTTTAATCATTACGCTTTCTTTATATTTTGCTCTCTGGGTATCTGTAACTCCGTTTGCATCCTGTGATGTTAATTGAAATACTCCCCTGTTCGATAATTCAAATGCCAGTTCCTCAAATGCAACATATTTCACATAGTATGCCAAAGCGGGTTTAACAAATTCCATTAATCCCGAATAGTCACCAATGTTATTAATCAAATCCGTATATAAGTCATCCGTCAATGCGGGGCGTATGTATTTCCATTGCGCCACATTTACGTCAGATTTTTTAATTCTGTCATTGTCAATATCCCTGTTAAATGCTATGTCGATTATGTCTGCTATTGTTGCTAACATTATTTCTTGAGTTGATAAATTAAAATTTGTTGTGCGGGGTCTAACTTGTCAAATGACATTCCCCTTGATTCTCTCATTTCCCAAACTGTCATTAAATCGTTGTCGCTTATTTCCTCTGTCGGGGACTCGTTAATAAATTCGATTTCCCCGTATTTAAAGTCCCCCAGTAAGCCGTTCAGTACTTTTGTGTATTCAGCTTGCTTCGGGAGTATTGAACTCGATAGAGCCACTTTATATTCATCGTTTATTCTGTTGGTGTCAAAGCCTGTTGCGTCCTGATAGCCTGCCAAACTTCGATACCATGAATGAATCATAACCAATTGGTTGTTGGTAACGTCTTTTAAATTTACATAATTACCCTCAACCTCTTTACGAAAGTCGATTAACTCTGGTTTTATTCCTGTGTCCCCGTTATAATAACCATTTTTAACTTGCCGTGATTTTTCTGCTCCTGTGTCCTCTGCCTGTATTTTGTCGCTTAATTCTTTTGCTTCGGTGTCTGAAACATTTGGTATAAATAACATTCCACTTATTGCATGGCTGTTTTCTAAATCGGATTTGTTAGACTCGTCAACTAATCCACTTATAACCGCTGTTCTTAATCCAGCATACCAGGTAGGAATACCATTTATAAACTCGGGTTCGTATTGCTTTTTCCAAATTACAGACCGCATTAATCCGTCCTCCTCAACAAAGTTTGGGTATATGGGACGCTCTATAATATCGGGTGAATGAAGTGTTACATTTTTCCAAGTCGGGTGAAAAAATACCCTGTCTAAATCTTTTCCTATTCTGCCTTTTGTGGAGTCAACATGGTATAATTGTAAAAATGATTTTCGGCTGTCAGTTACTATGTCAATAAAAGTATTGCCTGTGCTAAATTCATCGTACATTAATCTACTGACAATTGTTTTTAAGTCGCTGCCCTCATTATTAATTGCACCTTCCAGACCGTCAATTCTCGACCCTGATGTGTACCTAACTTTTTGAGTTTACAACGCCCTGTGATTTGAAACAGTACGCCCCAATAATGAAAACATCTGCGGGGCTTGATTGTCTGCTCCAAAATTTAACCACTCGCCCGTAAAAGGTGTTATAACCTGCGGAGTAAGAAAATCAATAGCTTTATTTTGTATAATTATTTCTTTCATGTTACTAAAAAAGGGGGACATTCCACCCCCCTTTCCCTCCTTTTCTGAATTAACTAAAACACTCTATTTCTTTTTTTCCTCGATGAATGGATGCTTCATGTCAAAAAGTAATTTCAACTCCTGCTGAGTTGCATTTTCCAATATAATCTTTTTTCGTTGATTAGGAAAATAAACAACTGTGTCTTTTGCTTTGCCACTCTTTACAATATATGTCATGAGTTCCAAGTTATTAATGCTGATGTTCCCGCTACTATTGCAGCGTTTGTTGTTGTGTTGAAAGGTACTGGGTCGTAACCCGTTTCGCCCTCTAAAGTGATTGTGTAAGCACTTGTATCCTCGTCAGATGGTTTTACCCCACTGTCAAAGTTGGTAGTGATTTTGTTCAGAGGTCGTTTGCCTAATTCTGTACCGTTCCACCCTACAAGCCAAGCCTGTGAATTGCCGTCCAATACAATTGCTACCGCTCCACAAGTCGCAGCGTTCACAAGTGATTGTTTTGCTGTTACAAGTGTTTTGGTCATCTTACTGAATTTTGATTCAATTTTGTTATTCTGGAAAAACGAACTTCCGCCCGCACCCTCCATTGTTAACTTAATAGAATCAATATCAGCATCAAATTCATGGAAAGTTGCCTCCGCTACGAATGTAATCGCTGCCACCTCCAATGCTGTTACTGTTACCGTTGCAACGCTCGCCACTTCCAGAAAAAACAGGTTTTGATTACCTGGAATATTTGTTGTGCAAGTCTTTGCATAGTTTGCTATTGCCATTTTATTTCTTTTTTATTGGTTTCTCAAATAGATGTTCATACCCTTTTGTTTTGCTCAACGCAAGTAAGGTTTTATAATCTGCTGTACTAAAATCTATCTCACCCTTAGTTGGGTGAAATAGTTTCATAGTCAAATTTCTTTTTTCAGTTTCATAATTTAATATGCTACAACTGTTAGTTCTGGTAACCAATAATCGCCTCCAACTGAAAGCTGAACTCTGGCTCTGTTTTCGTTCTCGTCTTTATTCCACCATAAGGCACTTTCTGCAAAGTTTCCTGCTGTGGATAAAATTGGCGCAATGTTTTCGGGTACTGTTAAAATTGCCCTGTGAGGATAACCGAAGTCGTAAGCGTCAATAGCTGCATCGATAGGCATTTCAACTATTGGAATACCATTAAATTTCAACTCGGTAACTCCGTTAATCAGTACGTTTCTTTGGCTTTCGCTTGTTTCCAAACTTGCTCCCGCTACTCCTAAAGTAGTTTCGTAATTCTCAATCATTGATTGAGTTGCCAATATAACTTTTCTTTTGACGTGGTATTGCTTTCAATGCTTTGGGCTGTCCGTTACCATTGAATTAAAAGCTGCCATTGCTTCATCTGATGCCAAAGCGGCTGCGTCTGTGTTTGGTGTGGTTGCTACTGAACCACCTGCAAGGTCACCAGTTACATTTGCACCAGTACCATCGTCAAAAGCTACACCAGCTACATTTGCTGTGAATACTAATGTTGTTGTTCCTGTTAATACTAATCCAGCGGCTAAATAAGCGGCTGCATTTGCTGCCACAAAAGCGGCTGTTGTATCTGCAATATCATTATCAAAAGTTGCTGTTTTAGATACTCCTTTAACTACAATTAAAGCTGTTCCTTCTGTTCCCGTCAAAGTAATTGTGTTAACCTGTGCAACGGCTGCGTTACTCATTGCAACGTGCTTAACTTGGTCAACTGTTGGGTCTGTATCTGCGTTTCCGATTAATGAAGTCCAAAGACCATCGACTGGATTAAAACGAATATCAGCGTCATAGGCTGAACTTACAACCTTATTTGGAAATACGCCTGTTCCTTCTGCCTTTTCAACAATTTTATCGGTATTAGCCAAATAAAATACTTCCATAATCCCTTGAGCGATACCCATTGAAAATACTAAGTATTCTGCCATTGATAACAATTGCCGTCTGTTGGCTCAACAAGTGGGTCAAGTCCTAAAAGTCCGAAAGGAATCTTAGCCATAAACTCACTTTTAAAAATATCATTCTGAAACGCATTTTTCTAGATCCTCAGTTTGGCGCTGAATTATACTTAAATAATCCTGTTTGCTTCCAAGCCCTTTCAGACTTAAATT